TTTAGTAATAATGGATTGGGCGCCGGTTCAGGTATTGGTTTTGATGGAACAGCCACTACTACTATTAGTTACAATACTATTGGTGCGTTAGGAGTTGGAAACTTCACTGGATCAAATCAATTGTTAGCCCCGACCGGGTATCAGGTTCTTCCCGGTGGCCTCAAGATGGCTTGGGGTATGACGCCAACCCCAGCTATTACTAACTCTTATCCAGGCGCAACGGTAGTATGTCCTTTTGCAACGGGAGTAAACTTTACTCAAGTATTTTCAGCGCAGGCTACTTTAATTAATCCATATGGCGACAATGGACAGGGTGCATATTACGATGTATGGGCACAAGTGGTAGGCTTCACCACTGCCAGTGTGCGGGTAATGGTGCAAGGATCAAGTGGTTCCTCCGGTGGTTCTTGGAATATATACTACTTGGTTATTGGAAAATAATAGTTTTTTGATAAATACTTCGTACACTCTCATAGTGAGAGTTTATGCAGTACCCACTGCGTAGTGGTTAGAACCCACACCATTTACAGGAGAAAATCAAATGGGACGTCCTTTAAAAATCGCTAAATCGCAAACAGTATTAACAATTACAGCAACAGGTTCCGGATTAGGAGCTGCTGTAACAGTATCACAAAACTTGACTACAACTCCAACTGTTGGTGTAGCAGCAGGTATGCCCTTTATCCCAGCAACAACAGTTGGTGGATTAGTTGGCGGCACTACATATTACATTAATGCTATTACTGGTAATCACACATTTACTGTGTCAACTACACAACTAAGTGTTCAACCGCAAGTACTAGCAACATTGTCAACTACTTCAGCACAAACAGTTAAAGCAACAGTTGGCTTAGTTGACTATGCATTTAACAATCCAAATAACTCAAATACATCAGCACCATCGGGTTCTAATGCATCGTTTGGTGCTGTAGGTGGTAACACTGCACAATACGGTAAGCAGACTCTAGTTGCAGTTGCAATTGGTCAGAATGGTATGGCTGGTGGTGGACTTGCAACAGACAGCGGAAGCTCACAATTCTTTGCTTCAGTTGACTCGCTTGCTAACATAGCAGCAGGTACAGTGATTCAGGCAAACGTAGCAAATATCAATGGTACTTCTACTGATTTGGTTACTCTTGGTACGGTTGCTACAGTCGATGCCGGTGTATTACTTGCAATAACTAATACAGTTGCTACAGGTAATTTTATTGTAACATCTGGCGATACCGCAGACTTATCTGACGGTGTTGTTTGGTTTGATACAAGCTTTGGTCCTATCGTAAACAATACACCATACTACTTAGGTACAGTTGCAAATACAACTCACTTTACAGTATTAGCAAATCCAGCTGGCCCAAATGTTCCAATGACAACAATCAATGGAATCACCTCAAACTTAAATCAGCACACAGGAAACTTTGCTGCCAATGCTACAACAACATATGCGACACCAGTTAATTATGTGTATGCAAATGAAGAAGCAGGTTTTATCGTTCGTCAGAAGGGTAAAACAAAGTATCTTGTACAGGGTGCGACAAGTGGTTTACAAGCACAGTGCTATACAGCAAACGTTGCTAACGCAGCATTGTTGCCAAACTCAATGAGCATTACTGCTACTACTGCGGCACCGGCTACAGTGTATGTACAGTCGTTGAACGATTATCAGTCACAGTTGTTTGCAACAACAGTTGCTGACGGTTCATTCACCCCTGGCACAAAGTATGTAGTTTACTATGCCGGTAATACAGATTGGACAGCAGTTGGCGCAGCAGGTAATATCACTGGTATTACATTCACTGCAACAGCGGTAGGTGGTTCTGGTACAGGTACAGCAGTGTTGTCATCATCATCCGGTGAGACACCTTCTGCATCAAATCCTGATGTGATTGCGTCATTCAACGGTGCAGCTGCCGCTAATGCGTACTACACACCAAGCAATCCAGTCGTAACTGTTAACAACGCTTAACGGTCATGGCAGCTACAGCGCGCATAACTAAGATTAAGGCTGAAACTGACATAGCGGTACTTCAAGTCCAGGTGAAAAACCTGGACGAGAAGTTTGACGGACTTAAAGAAGATATTCGTGATTTACGAACTTCAGTAGATACGCAAACCGAATTTAGTAAGACTCTTATTGAACATTTACAAACTGATCGTTCCTCTAACCGACATTCTTTAGGTAGAAAGGTAGAAGATTTAGAGAAGTGGAAGTGGATGGTAATGGGAGGCGCAGCGGTTGCGGGCGCTTTAGGTTTTCATGTAGTGAGTAAGGTGTTTGGAATACAATAGACTTACTTTGTCAGCGTTCTCAGCTTTTCTTGTACTAAATCAATATTGACTGTGCTAAACAGTCCGGTATGTAACGGCTTGGGGTATTGATCCTCTCCTACCCAAGCATATCCACAATGTTCATCGTTTAGAATAGGAATGAACTCGCTTTCTACTGCGCTAAAGAATGTGTGATATGTAAACGTATTATTAACAAACTTTTGAATTGGAATCAATTTGGTTATTTCAAAGAAGTCCATTTCTTCTAAACATTCCCTACGCAATCCTTCCAACAACGCTTCACCTTTTTCTATCTTTCCACCTGGAATACTCCAAGTATAATTCTTATCATTACGCAAAAGGTATAGGAATCGTCTTGTGCTACTGCAATAAAAAAAGATTCCTGCTGATACATTCATACTATGATTTATCTGAAATGAATGCGCGCCTACAAAAATACTGTTATATAACTATAGAATAGTCACCTTGGTTATAAAAGCCTTCATATGATTTCATCCACATATCATTGGCATATCTATATTGGATATTTGTAGACAAATTAGTAACGAATTGAGTAGTAGTAGCTGCCTGAGAATCAAATGCAACAAACCATTGACCAGTACTACCATCATATTGAATAATGTCGTTTGCATTTGCTACAACAGTTCCCCAAGATACTGTAGAATTATCGGGCGCCCCAATTGGTTCTACGATCAAATACCTTAATCCCGGCACAGGTCCGGGTAATCCCGCATTAGGACCACTAACTAGTGGATTAATAACTGAGCTAACAGGCGACATTGTATTTTGAGGTAACGTGTCCGGATCAATATTGTAAATCAAGAATCTATCGTCTAGCGGGTTTGGCACAATTGTACCTACAATATCAGTATCCATATATGGATTTTCTAACCATATTTGTGAGATACCTGGACGAATGGTTCCGTACACATTTAACAAACTAGACCAGTACAAGGCCGTATCAGGTGGAGGATCAACGTTGTATAAGTCAGTATTGGGCGGGTTAAATGGTTCATTTGCTGGCAACAATTGTAACATGTTACCTTGCAATAATATTTTATAACCATACGGGGTTACTTTTAATCTAGTACCTAATAGCAAGTCATCATTTTGCATATCTTGTAGCGCATTGCCTTTGTAGATAGACATGATGATCTTTTCAATAACACCCATCTTAAGAAGTTTAGCAGGCGTACTCAACCATATAGGCATGTAGAACTTCCATGTCATTACATCTATGGGATTACCTGTACCAACTGGTATACTTCTACTAGTAAATGTTAATCCATCTTGGAAAACAGAACTTAATGAAGTCCAATCTATAAAGTTATCTGTGCTTTGAATTTCTAATGCAGGATTGAATAGAGTACCTAATTGTTCAATTAACTGTAGTTTTTGATTATAGTTAGTAGTCCAAAAATCTACATTCATTCTTAGCGTGTATGGTACAGGCATTAAGCGTTGGATAGAAAACGCTTGACCTTGTGTAGTTTCATAACGGCCAGTATCTTCGTCATAGTAACGCTGTCTAACTTGCATTTGATCTACGAAAGTAGGATCTTGCGTCCATTTTTGATTATACTCTAATCCGCTGATATAATAAGTTACCATAGGCGCGCTTGGTAAATTGCTAGCGGTGTTATTAGCAATAACAGTAGCAGCCTGCCTACTTTGGTCACCGTACATAATAGGTACGCGAACTAGTATGTCATTTCCTGCAGGGTCTTTGCCAAAGGTAACAGACCAATTTGAAAAAATCTTAGCAAACTGAATTAAAAATCTACGGATCTGAGAATCATAAAAAAACTGTGCCAATTTAATATTCCTTATAGTACAGGTGGTATAGGTGGATAGGGTTGATTGAGTATTGTTGACAACGGCTGCGCTTCCGAAACTGTAGTTCCATTTGTAAGTGTGGTGACGTTTGAATCGTTAATGAAGCTGGATAGCAACGACTTATCACTGGAAGTAAAGCCAGTGTCTGTTCTTACACTCTCACTGATTCTTAACCAAACTAAACCATCCCATCTAAACAATAACTGCGGTAAATAATCTATACGCAAGTGGTAATCTCCTACTGCAGGATTCGCTGGGAAACTAATGCCTGCGTTAACTCTAGATGCCATTGATCCTTGCAGTACTCCAGCAGGAAAACCATTTGGAGCTGTACCATCACCGGTCAAGTACCCAGCTAGATAGCCAAATGATTGAGGTGAATAACGTGCGATATATTGGAATCGAGGATCACAATCTGCGCGATAATCCATTTGTTGCGAAACTGTACCAGTAAAGCCCGGAGCCACTGGATCTTGATCAGCAGTGGCATATGTATTATCTGCTGTACCATAAGGTCCTGTTATAACAGTAGGTGAAGCTTGAAACTCTAATATCTTTAGACCACTTACAAATCCCGAACCTGTGCCAATTTTTTCAGGTGCAATAGTTCTAACTTGTAAATGTGATTGTATAAACTTGTCTATCTTAGCGTTATTCTTCTTAAGATTATCCAACGCTTGCTTAGATATTCGTATTACAGGGCTAGAGAATTTATAATTAGGGTTATTTACAAATTCTACAGTACCAACTGTAGCTGCAGGGTTGCCCCCGTTATATACTAAGAGATCGATAGGTGGAGCAGGTTGCCCGTTTTCTCCCGAAAACACAGTAAGACCGTCAGCGTTAGTTACATACTCGCCATACGTAGGAACCACGTAGAGATTATTTACTGTGTAGCCCGAGTTAGGAACAATTCGCTGTGCCTCCTCTAACACTGCGTTATTGATTTCTATATTCTTGTTGTAAGTAGATAATATAGTACTGAGTGTAGGATTGGTATCAATTTGCCAGTATGTAGAATTTGGGGGAGTGATTCCCGGCGGCACTGGTTGAGTAGATATGTAATTCACACCGCCATATGTAATTACATAACCTTGAGGGTACGGTTTGTTAGGATCAAATATACCAAGATAGTTGTCTGTGTTTGTTGGCTCTTTAAGAATTTGTGCAAACTCTTCGGTGTTAACAAGCGGCTCACACTTAATTCGCCAAAGATGCGGATACCAAGTCGGAGAGAAGCCTTCACTGGCCCAGTTAGCATCAGTTATCTGCATAAAGCGTTTTAATGCTACTGGTACTTTATTAGCATCTAATGGGTCATAATCTAGCAAGTGGGGTAATTCTATTACATCCCCTACCATTAACTTTCTACCTATTTGTTCAATCATGTCATTGTAGTGAACTACAATAAAAATGATGTTGTTGTTTAGAAACAATCCAAATTGGCTTAAATCAAAATCTAAATTCTGTACTTGATAATGACCTCGCAACCGGTAAATATTAGTATCGTAAGTACGATCTCTGTTTTCTATGAATAGCAAGTCTTGTATGTTTTGAGGATTTAGTGTATCATATTGCGGTTGAGTAAAGTCGTTGCTAGGACCCTGATTTGACGGACCCATATATTTATGAATATATAAATCGGTTCCACCAACGGTTAGTTGTTCTGCTATCGTTCTATCAAAGAACGCATAGTCTTGGGTTTTCTGCGGGCGGTATAAACTGAGCCGAGGCATATTAAACTCCTCCCGCCATATTCTTAGCGAGTAAGTTAACCTTTCTTGAGGCATTTCGTATAGCTATGTATCCGTCAAGGATTCTGTCTCTTGCAATCTTGATGATATGGTAATACCATTTTGTGTATTTTTTATCATTGAACATATAGTTATTTATCGTACCCAATAATGTGTCAAATATCTTGACATTGGATATTGTTTCTGTTAGACTAGCATAACTGGCACAGGATACGCCTAAGTTATTGATTCTTATAGTAAAAAAAAGGCTTGACTTTTTTTAGGTATTTCTATATACTATATAAGTAGGATAAGATTTAGGAGATTTATATGGCTCGTCGCCCCGTTCTTGTTAAGACCAAAAAGAAAGTCACCCGCGCTACTGCGATTCGTCGCGGGAAAAATACTTCCGGACCCGAATTTACTGGTTGGGAAAAGATGACCGGTCAGCAGTTCAATAAGTTCAAGAACGACACAAAATATTTCTATTACGAAAATTTTCAGGAAGCTGACTTGCTCCCTGAGATTTGGGTGTGGATGAAAGCGAATGGTTATTCTGTTCAGGACATTCGCAACGCCAAAGCGGCAAGGGGTCTTTATGCGGTTGGTGTGTGGCCCGCTATCATGTGCAAGTTGTTGCACACTGGTTGCCCCGATTACAATAAGGTAGAGGCAGACTACTGGGAAGCACTTGCGGGTACTGGACCCACACTTCACCCAATTACCAAATTCATCAGGGACCGAGTGGATGCGGCTATCCCGGTTGGTGCAAAGATTGTAGAAGAAGAAAAGAAGGTAGAAGAATCAAAGGTTGAAAAGCCGGTGTTTCGCCTAAACATCCAAGAACTGATGCGTGAACGTGCTAGTGACGCTTTTGGCGAGATTGAAGGTCTCGCCGACGATTACAATCTTGCAGGTTGCCCAAAAGAATTCCCAACCAAAGATGCAATTATGGGTTTTCTAAATGCACAGAAAGTTCTTCCGCAGCACCTCAGTAACTACATCAAGCATTGGGAAAATCTCAAGGCTGAGTATGAAGAAGCTAAGGCAGGAAAGTGTCCCTTGTTGATTGCAGGCTATTCTATCTATACTCGCACTCAACTTAACAACAAGATCAAGTTTGCCGATCAGGTCATCGAAAATCTGACTGCGTATATCGCTATCAAGCAGGCATCGCGTACTCCGCGTGTCCGTAAGGCAGTACCAATCTATAAGATTGTTGCTAAGTTGAAGCACCTCAAGGCATTTAAGGATGCTACTCTCAAATTGGATTTGGTCGGGCTCTCCCCTGAAAAGTTGCATAATTCTCAGGAGGCGTGGGTCTACGATACTCGCAAGCGTAAAATGCATCACTATGTCGCAGACAATTATAGCGGGTGTCTGATGGTCAAGGGCAATACTCTAATTGGCTTTGACAAGCGTGAGAGCGGTATCAAGGCGCTTCGCAAGCCCGCTGAGCAGATTAAGGCTCTCACTGGTAGCAAGCCGGCTGCACGTAAATACTTTGGGGAAATCAAAGCAGTTGTATCGATTCCAAATGGTCGATTTAATTCAGAAATGATTATTCTGAAAGCATTTTAAGGTAAATTTATGAATATTGATTTGAAGAAGTATCAGGAGTTTGTTCAGGCAGTCACAAGTGAACCTAGCAATGACCTAAGTACCTTTATGAGGAGACTTGATCGTTTAGATGGTAACTATGAAGCTTATGGACCTAACGGCGAACATATGCACGGACCAGACGCGAATGTGCCACTGCTTATTACGGGTGCCATGGGACTCTCTGCTGAAGCAGGAGAGTTTATGGAAATTGTAAAGAAGATGTTGTTTCAAGGAAAGCCATTATCCGAAGAAACTTTTTTCCATATGAAGCGTGAGCTGGGCGACGTTATTTGGTATTGGATTAACGCTTGCAGGGCACTTGACCTAGATCCAAACGAAGTCATTGCAGAGAACGTAAAGAAGCTAGAAAGCAGATACCCGGGCGGCTCTTTTGATCCTTACTACAGTGAGAATCGCAAAACCGGAGATTTGTAATCGTACTGAATTCCGATAAATAATAGTAACAAATCGGAATCTAACATGGCAATACCAGCAGGAATCAACCCAGGCACCAATGTACTAAACAATCCTTTAGATACTCCTAATGGATACAGCCTAGCGCAAATGAAGCAAGGCGTATTTCAAAATATAGCCCTACGTTTAGGCTCAGGAATAGTAGACGTTGAATTAGATCCCGAGCATTACGAGGCCGCGTATAACTATGCTATTAAGGTATACAGACAACGCGCACAAAATGCTACGGTAGAATCTTACACTTTAATGACCGCAATTGAAAACGTTGATACTTATACTCTACCACAAGAGTTTATCAATGTTAGAGCGGTTTTTAGAAGAACAGTAGGTTTAGAAACAGGACCAAGTTCCTCATCTTTTGATCCATTCTCAAGTGCTATTCTCAATACTTACTTGTTAAACTACAATTATACTGGTGGTATGGCTACATATGACTTTTATGCTGGCTATGTAGAATTGGCTGCTAGAATGTTTGGTGGTTATATCACGTATACGTTTAACCCGGTAACTAAGGTAATCAGAGTAGTACGTGACTTTAAGGGAACTGGTGAACGTATTCTTATTTGGGGAGATGTACAACGTCCTGAATTAGAACTGTTACAAGAT